AGGACTATATATGGATTATATTAAGATAGATTCGGACTTATGGGCTGATGTTGGTGTTGTCTACAAGGTTATTGAATATAAAACACGACCACCGTCAACAGCTGTTGATTTGGTACTAGAATACAATGGTGAAACTGTCCACCGCACAGTCGCCTCTCATCAAATTCAATGGCTCGAAAATAAGAATTGATAAATGTCAGTATTTATAAACAATAAAGTTGATGCCATGGAACAAAATTGCTTCTTTGGTAGTCCTGTTAACATTGCTCGATATGATAAGCAACGGTATCCTATTTTTGAAAAGCTAACTGACAAGCAGCTTGGCTTCTTCTGGAGACCAGAGGAAGTTGATTTGTCACGTGATGGTAAAGATTTTAAGGGGTTGAGCGATCAAGAAAAACATATTTTCACCAGTAATCTCAAGCGTCAGATCCTTTTGGATTCAGTACAAGGAAGAGCGCCGTCTCTGGCTTTTCTGCCTATCTGCTCCCTACCAGAACTTGAGACATGGATTCAAACATGGGCATTTTCGGAAACAATCCATTCTCGCTCTTACACACACATTATTCGTAATGTCTATTCAGATCCATCTAAGGTTTTTGATGAGATGCTGGACATTCCGGAAATAGTAGATTGTGCTGGTAGTATCAGTAAGTACTATGATGATTTGATCGAGTGGAATAGATCAGCTACTCTCGAAGAACTAAAGGAAATTGATCCTAAAGGTACATTATATGACCATAAGAAAGCACTATGGCTCTGCCTCAATGCTGTTAATGCTCTGGAAGGAGTAAGGTTCTATGTCTCTTTCGCTTGTTCTTGGGCATTTGCTGAGGTCAAGAAGATGGAAGGCAATGCCAAAATTATCAAGCTCATTGCGAGAGACGAGAATGTTCACCTTGCCTCAACTCAACAGCTGCTCAAAATTCTTCCAAAAGAAGATGAAGATTTTGCAAAAATACAAGAAGAGACACGATCTGAATGCATCGATATGTTTTACAACGTGGTCGAACAAGAAAAAAATTGGGCACGTTATCTTTTCAAAAATGGATCGATGATTGGATTGAACCAGCAACTACTCTGTGATTATGTTGATCATATTGCTGCCAAGCGCATGGGCGCGATTGGTTTGAACGGAAAGCCAGGAGTCAATCCTCTGCCGTGGACACAGAAATGGATTAGTGGAAGTGACGTTCAGGTTGCTCCTCAAGAAACTGAGATCACAAGTTATATTAGCGGCGGAGTCAAGAAAGATGTTGATTCCGATACATTCAAAGGATTTACGTTGTGAGAACTAGAGAAGAAGAAGCTCTTGATAGTTTGGGCTATCGCGAGATGATCTGTTGGGATATGGCTGAAGTGTTTCTACAGAACAAAGATGCTCATGGTCTACACGATATGGGTGTTGAAATTCAGGCTTTACAGAGAGCGAAGCTGGAACTGGAAAAGTTGAGTGAACGATAAATTCATTGATTATTTTATGAGAGTAGCAGAAGAAACAGCTACGCTCTCGTATGCGAAACGTCTACAGGTTGGATGCGTCATCGTCAAAGATCGGCGCATCCTTTCCATTGGGTACAACGGAACACCATCTGGGTGGGACAACTGCTGCGAACACGAAAACAAAACAATTCCTGAAGTCATTCACGCTGAATCAAATGCCATCACCAAGCTAGCAGCTTCCACCGAATCATCAAAGGATGCTATTGCTTTTGTTACTCATGCGCCATGTATAGACTGCGCGAAACTCCTCTACCAAGCAGGAATTTCAGAAGTCATATATAAGGAGGAATACCGCGATAATGGTGGTATAACATTCCTTGAAAAATGTGGAGTTAACATATGGCGAAAAAAGATGAGTGGACAACCTGCGGAGAGTGTGCTGCAGAATTCAGAGTAATAGCAGAAAACAATGAAAGCATTGGCTTCTGTCCATTTTGTGGATATGAGCTAGAAGAAGATCTTCCGGAAGATGAAGAGTGGGATGATTGATGCCTTGGATTTACCAAGGTCAGGCTGTTGAAGAAATCCCTGAAAATGCGTATGGTTTCGTTTACATAATTACTCAGATATCCACTGGTAAGAGATACATCGGAAGAAAATTCTTTACCAAAGCTGGATATAAAACTGTCAATAAAAAACGTAAGAAGATCCGTTTGGAGTCTGATTGGAAAGACTACTACGGATCATCACCTTCAGTGGCACGAGCACTAGAAGAATTCGGGAAGGAAGATTTTTCCAGAGAGATCGTGCGTATATGCTACAACCGATCCGAATGCAGCTACTACGAATCAAAATTAATTTTCGAGCATGATGCTATCCTGTCAGAGGATTTCTTCAACGATTGGGTCAGCGTCAAAATTTCCTCGGTCCATGTGAATGCTGTAAAAAATCCTAAAAAATAATTCTTGCTTTATTTTCAAAAATAGGTTAGAATGAATAATAGGAAAACGAAAAGGATTTTGATATGACTTGTTTTGAAAATGAAAAAAACTATGAAGCGTTCTGTGACGTTCTTTCTAAACTTTCTCTGTTTGCTCCGTCTGAAGACGTCCGCCTTCTAGCTCTGAAGCTTGGTGTGGCTCTTGATGAGGGTCTGGCTGACTCTGAAAATTCTGACCTTTTGGTTGAAATTTTTGACTGAAAGTGCTTGACATTATTTCCGAATCAAGTTATAGTGAATTATAAGGTTGATGAAAAGGAATTCTGAATGGCTTTCGCTGCTGGTAATCTCGCTTCTGCTCTGGTCGGTTATTTTGTTGAGAACGATTACGGTCGTCCTTTCGAATACAAGAACAACCCAGAGAAGGTTCTCCTGCCTGATCTGAAGACTGGTCGCAATACCGAATACCCTCACCTCGTGTTCGTTGGACCCGAAGGTGATCAGCTGCGCTGGGCTCTGGTCAAAAAGACCGTCGCCTACGTGGTGGTTGATGAGATCGATACTGATGTGTATCGCATTGAAAAGTGGAACATCAAAAAGCATCGTTTTTATCATTTTTGATAAAATAATGCTTGACTTATTTCCGAAACTAGGTTATATTGAATTATAAGCTGATGAAAAGGAGATATGATATGTTTAACGTTCGAGTGAATGAGTTTGGTACTAGCAGTGTTGCCAACTTCTCTATGAAGTTCGCTAATGGTTACACTGTGTCTTTGGCTATGGGTGACGGCATCTATAGCAATGGCAACAGATCAGATGGCTTTAGCTCTGTCGAAGTGGCTGCCTGGGATGCTGATGGCAAGTGGGTCAAGCTGGGCGATAACGATGATGTTATCGGTTGGCAGTCTCCGGAAGAAGTTTTGGCTATCATGAATAAAATATCAGCAATGTAGTTTAGTGCTTGACTTATTTCCGAAACTAGGTTATATTGAATTATAGTGATGAAAAGGAAATCTGAAATGTTGACTCTCTCTGATATTAACACCGCCACAAACAGCCGTGATGGTGACATCTATTCCGACCTGTATAAGGATGTGTATGGTTCGCGTCCTCGTTACGCTCAGTTCGCCTCTACTGAAGAGTTTGACACGGACTTCGAGGCTCTTGTAAACAGGCTCAACCACAAGGATGCGGAAGACTCTGAGCGTCAGGCTCGTAACTTCGCCAAGTTCGTTGCTCGTGTTGAAGACACGATGCAGCTGGTTCTCGGCACCGATCGTGTTCGTGCGATTGAAATTATCGCCGAAGCCGAAGACGAACTCGAGGACATGAAGTTCTACGGCTACGAGCGTCTCGAGTGGGTGTTCGACCTCAAGTTCGGTTCCATCAAAGAGTGGCTGGAGGCGGCATAATGAGCAATAGAGGGGAGTGTCCTGACTGCATCGACCGCATCGAAGCCCAAGCGGCAGAGATTGAGCGGCTGCGTGAGGCGTTGCGTGACGCTGCGTAAGCAATGATACATTGGGCTTTGCTAGTTGAGCCTCGAAACAGAATCAACTAGCTCTTCTTATAAATAAGAGTAAACTAATAGTAAGGACCTTACATATGAAAACTCTTCGGGAATTTATGGAAGAAACTGCGGATCATCCAGCATACGACCATGCCGGTAAACCTATTACCGTGCAGGATATTCGGCTATATGCTGGTGAAGGTAAACTGTCGAAGAAGACGGTTAAGCAAGCCGTAGATATTATTAAAAAGCATCGTGCAGAAAGCAAGTTAGTATAAACACGATAACTTAGAAGAATACAGTAGGTACTACCGTGCGGTGGAGCCTCCACGGGATCGTTATCTCCACCAATAAGGGTTGGATCAAGACTAACGACGAGAAGCTAGCTCAGATGCCATTCACTCTCGACGAGATGATTGCAGATAATACTCTTCTCGATCATCCTACTGATTTGGATCCGACACCTTATAAAGTCTTCTTTGTAACTAAGAATGACAAGGACTATTGGGAGTTTGATAAATACGCATGACCAAACGAATTAATGTTAATCATTTGGCAATATTAGCCGCACTATTTTTGTCTTGTGTGTCGGCATATTTCTCTATCACTGGAATGGCTATGCTGTTTTCTGGTGCAACTGTTGCTGTTATGATCATGGCATCGGCATTAGAGTTTAGCAAAATTGTTTCTGCTGCATGGCTGCAACGTAACTGGAAAACTAGCTCCATATTGATTAGAGCCTATCTAAGTTTGGCTACCGTTGTTCTGATACTCCTTACATCGATGGGCACATTCGGTTACCTGTCTCGTGCGCATTTGGCCACAGCTGACAGTTTGCAGTTATCTCATCTGCAAATACAACCACTCCAAGATCAAATTGATTTTGAACAGAGGAAACTTAAAAATGCTCAAACTTCGCTTGATACATTGGATCGCCTTGCTAATACCACAGATTCAAAAGATGCTGTTTTCATTCGTTCCCGCCAAAAAGGGGAGAGGCAGCGTATTGATAATCAAATCAGCGATTCAACTGGAAAGTTGGAGACACTCAATGCTAAATTATTGCCTCTCAGAACTAAAGAAGCGGTAACTACATCAGACATTGGACCACTCAAATATATTGCGGAGATGATTTATGGTAAATCTGCTTCGGATCATTTTGATGAGGCAGTTCGATTTGTTATTATCTTCATAGTAATGGTATTCGATCCTTTGGCCATCATTCTTCTGTTGGCTGGAAACTCTGGTATTAGTAAGGAAGCGATGGTATCAACTAATCGTAAACCTGGAAGACCGAGAAAAACATCAGACGATATGATCTCTATTCCTAAGACTTCAATTATGAATTTTATCATGGAAGAATAACATGCAAAAACTCTTGATTTTCTCCTAAATAAAGCCTTGACTTATTATATAAAATAGGTTATATTGAATTATAAAGTTTATTCCCTGATAGCTCAATGGTAGAGCTTTCGGCTGTTAACCGAACGGTTGTAGGTTCGAGTCCTACTCAGGGAGCCAGCTATAATGCGAAAAGGAAAATGGATATGACTGAAGTTTTAGTGTTTAAGTTTCCTGCTCTCAATGACGGTTCTCGTACTGCGATCGAGCGCAAGTTTTGCGAGTTGATCAACGAGTATCGTAATGGCGTAAAGCTAGATCCTGAGGCTCTTGACTGGATGGATACAGCAAATAACTTTTTGATGACAGCGGAGAGTTAAAATGCAAAAAGAAGCTAAAGGAGGCACTTTTTCTTCTGCAGATATTCCGCTGATCAAACGTGCTTTGCATGTGTATCTGATTGATTGCCAGCGTGCTGTTGAAAGCGAAAGGGATCCGCATCCTGATGTAAACCAAATCGCAAATCTGCTGCATCGGTTGGGCAGAATTTCTTAATCAACTTGATGTCATAGCTCAGCTGGATAGAGCAAGAGCCTTCTAAGCTCTAGGTCGTAGGTTCGAACCCTACTGGCATCGCCATTTTAACGGAGATATATATTATGTGGCTTTTTACTGCATTAGTTCTTTTGGGAATCAATCTATGGTTGAGCATCAATGATATTGAAGCTGGGCGAACTACAAAGACAGCAGCTTTTAGTTGGTTTGCTGTTGGTTGGCTTACCTTTGAGGTTATTCACCAGTTTATCAAACTCCTGTAGCTCAATGGTTAGAGCCGACTTGGGCGTATAGCATAGCGGTCCAATGCCAGCCGCTCATAACGGCTTGATCGTAGGTTCGAATCCTACTGCGCCTACCAGGAGTACCAATTGTGACGATGGCAGAGTGGTCCAATGCACAGGTCTGCAAAACCTGACAGTCGTGGGTTCGAATCCCACTCGTCACTCCATTTTTTAATTTGAGGATTTAACTATGACAGATAAAATTAAGATTAAGCGTTATTGGGATTTTGACGAAAATCAAGGCTCCGATCTGCCCAAGGTAGTTCCTAGCGTTGTATTCAATACTCGTGTTCGTGATGACTCTATTGAAGGTGATAACCCCTATCGTTGGCAAGATGTAACATCCTTTGATCTGTTCGCTGGCAAGCGTGTTGTTCTGTTCTCGCTTCCAGGTGCATTTACTCCGATTTGTTCGACAATGCAGCTTCCTGGGTTTGAAGAAAACTTTGCTGAGTTTAAGGCTCTGGGTATCAAGGATATCTATTGCATCTCAGTAAATGATGCTTTCGTAATGAATGCATGGGCTAAGGCTCAGAAGCTCAAGAAGGTAAAGGTTATTCCTGATGGTAGCGCAGCGTTTACTCGCAAGATGTGCATGAATGTTCAAAAGGACAATCTTAGCTTTGGTGAGCGTTCTTGGCGTTATGCTTGTGTTGTGAACAACGGTAAGATTGAGAAGTGGTTCATTGAACCCGAACCTCGTGATAATGCTGACACTGATCCTTACGGTGAAACGACACCAGAAAACATTCTGGCTTGGTTGAAGTCTAATTAATTTGCCTCTGTAGCTCAACGGTAGAGCATTCGTCTCATACGCGAAAGGTTGTTGGCTCGAGTCCAACCAGAGGCACCATGTCCCGTTCGTCTAGATATTTTTTGTCGAGAATGGATAAAAATTTAGGATATCGGAGATTATAATGAACAATATTAAAAAGATTTTAAGTGTATTGATATATGGCGTTCCCATAATTATGGGACTGTGTGCAGGATCTGAGTTTCAGCAAAGCCAGTATTTTTTTGGTGGGGTTGATATAATTATTGCTGTAATATATACAGTATTGTTTTTTGAATTGAGATAGAGGAAATGGCAGTTTTCACTCATATTTCTGAAGAAGAAATTAAAAAAATAATCAAAAATTATCCCGAATTGGAATCATTAGAATTCGTATCA